CCAAACTGGGCTTGTTTTCCAAATCTATATCCATATACTGTCATATTTTCTCCGTTTTTATTTCAAAACACCGATACACCGAAGTGCTCACCGATAAATATTGTGGGGACTTTAACCTGCCCCCAAAGGTTGAGTATTTTACCCTACACTCAAAGGTTTATCAACAGTTTTAAGCGTTGATAAGTATGCATCCAACTTCAGGTCGAATAACTTTGAGACCATATCTCATAGACATATACGAACCGACGATTCCAAAACCGGGGTTTGCTTGTTCTACAGTGAGAGGTCTTCTTTCCACATAAACCATAGGTTTAACGGAAAGGTCAAAGACACCGAATCTGTCCGAAGGCACATAAGCATTGACGACTACAGTTAATCCATACAACGAACCTACGACACCAGTTGAAGCGGTCTGTGAGACTGGGCTTCCGGGCATCATAGCTGCGGTTGTACTATTAGCTGCACCACCGGCTTCTCCTTGTGCTGCTGTAAAAGCAGTTACAAAGTCACCTAAGTCTAATAAAGACTTGTAGTGAGCTGGGGAGATGAAAAGGTGGCTTGCATTGTACCCGTGGGTAGAAATGCGGTCAATAGCTGTGGTGATATCAGAGAGAGCTAAGTCTCCTGCTGTGGCACCTGCTGCATTCACGTATGAATTACGAATTAACCTTGCGGCTGATTCATTTCCATATGAGTTCAATCGTGAACTTCCACTATCGATATCTGCTGCTACCATACCTGCTCCGAAGAATCCGGAGTAAGGGTTGGATGCAAAAGTTGTGATAGTTGCTTCAGTTGTGGTTGCAATGATTGGGACTGTTCCTAATACAGCGTCAGCAGTTGCTGAACCGAAAATAACTTTGACAACACTGTCAGTTACATGACGGTCTACAGCTCTGCGAGCTTCATTCAAAGCCATTTCGACTTCGTTGAATCTGGAATCTTCAATCATTCTTCGGGTAACACCTACTGCAATACCCCATTCTTTCACTGAGATACGCTCGGAGCGTAGCTTGGTGTGTTGGTATTCAGGAGTTGTTCCTTCGTTTATTTGTTCAAGCTTCATGCTTGGACGTGCTAGTGTAATATCAATATTACCGCCGGTATCGGTTGTCATTGGGTCAGCAAAGAAAGCCATTACAGGAAGCTGAGTGACTTTGTAGTCTAATATTGCTTCTTTGTAATCTATTAATACTCTCTCTCCTAATCCTCCGTCAATCGAACCAGTATTCAAACTGGTTAATAAACCGGACGTTGCTGTTGGGTATTCTGTCATAAGTTATCTCCTTATAAGGTCTGGACTCTCCAAAGTCCTGCGGCACCTATTGCCTCTCCGCCTTCGCCTAATAATTTCAAATTCATTGCACAAGGTGCGAATCTGTTATTTACTGCTACTACGGTATCGTTTGTTGCTGCTGCTAATTGACCAGCGGCTACACCACCAATTGCTAAAGCTGCTCCTGCTGTTCCCGGTAGAGCTTGCACGTTAAGGATTACTCCTTTACCTGTTACTATACTTGCTATTTCGCCGAGAGCTGTGTTGGTTAGGGCGAAACCCAAAACTGAAAGACCAACGGCAGTATCTGCTAATACTACTTCGTAAGCTACGGTAGTACTTGCCATTACAGCTTGTCCCGCATTCAATGCGACTGCTGCTGTATACGGTAGAATACGCGCTGGCGCTCCACCATCGTTAACTAAAATTTCTGTTGCCATATTTAATCACCTTTTTTATAGTAGTCTGCATTCAAACGAATACTCCCACTTTTGTCTTTGGACATTCCGAATTCTCTTTTGACTTCTGGTTCTGTATCTTCTGAAGCTACTTTACCTTTACCGAAAGTTCGTTCGACATCCGTATTTGGCTCTGGCATTCCTGCAAGAGCGTCGTTAAATCCAGTCAATCTGGACTCATCCCAAGCTGAAAGTTCCTCTACGCGCGCATCCTTCTTTTCTTCTTCGACTGTACCGAATAAGATTTCTCTGGATATAATTGCTTCTACTGCTTGTAACTTGCGGACTTCTACTTCTTCTAAGACTCTCGTTTCTTCAGCTAATTTGAAAGCGTCTATTTGTTTAATAGCAGCTTCATACTGAGACTCGATTTCCTTTTTAGATGCAGACACTTCTTCAAGTTGAGTGCGTAGCGAAGCGAACTCGCGTTCGACAATGCTTTCTGCGTCGGATTTTACATTAGTTTCTACTTTATCTTCTGACATAGTTTGTTCCTTTGTATTATCGCATCCACATTCACCTTCGTGGCCACCACAACCACAGTCGTGGTCGTCATTAGGGTTATGTGAATCACATTTCGTTTCTATAGTACATTCCTTGCATACTGGGTCCATTTTTTCATTGTCAATGAAACTTACCTCTGTAGGACGAATATTGGTGGCATAAGTGTCACCCATCACATCAATATCATTGGAAAACCAATCGATACTAACATGAGTCATATCTCCATCCTTGACTTTTTTCATTACTTCTTCACCGCGGCCATATTTGTTAGATACTGTTGCCAGCATCTTTACTGCGGTTTTTCCATTGTCCATCTCGATTAGCTCTGGATTAGCAGCCATGCCGATTAAGTCCTCGGCTGTTCTTTGATGGTCTACATATATTGGAAGGTCAGCAAAAGAAGTTAAA